ATCAAGGCCGCGCAAGTTGAAAGAAAATCCACCACCCATGAATGCAAATTTGCCATAGCGGTCACGGCGCTGTAGTTTAGCGCGCATTGATCGCGCTGCGCTGGAGTCTCCTCCGAGACCAAAGCCACCTACTGCAATGATTGGGTCGAGTGTGAGCATACGAGGTACGGACGTATGTGGTGTTGCTGCAAGGCGAGCGAATGCATGCTTACGCTCAAACGAGTCTGGTGTAAGCGAATACGCGGATGCTACAAGTGCGCGTGTATCATCAGCAATAAGTCTATCGGCTGCGATCCATCGTGCTTGCGCATGAGCAAGAGCTGACGAAGTCATTGCATGAAGTGCTGTTGACATCGGATGACCAACTGGAAGAAGATCAGAGTTACTTAATGATGCAGATGTGTACTTGTTATTTGAAGCTAGTGCAATGTGCGCTGACACGGCTTTCAGTGCAGAGAATGCTCTACGGTCTGGGTGCATTTCAACTGTTCTACGAAGATCGCGGTTAGCAACTTCAATCGCTGTCTGCAATGTAACTTGACGTTCTGCAAGAGCAAAATGATTTGCTCTCTCGATCATCTTAGTGATGTCTTCGCGAATTTTTACTGTATAGACTTTTGCGAGTCTTGATCTACGCTTTTTATTGGTATTCACTCGGATACACCTATCTATTTCTTTTTTGGCAACAGGTCAGCGTCTTTGCTTGAGTACATTTTTATTGCTAGATCTTTTGCTCTAGCAAATGGATTCTCGTTATCAACAACAGCACGTTTCCATGCTGCTCTAAAAACTGGAACCGACTCGTACCCGAGACCAGAAAATTCTGCAAACGAAACGATTGCATGTTCTGGAGACGAGTATTCATATTCTTCTTTCAATGTCAAACTAAGCTCAGAGGCGATAACTGCAGAGGCAGTCATTGCTGCTTCTTTTATCGCCTTAGGATGTCCGCTTGGGAGTAAGTCGTTATCTTGAGTATAGCTAAGACTTACAGGTGCGCCCGTTCTTAGCAAACGTAAATACGAATTAACGCGAGACAGCGCCCACTCATCGCGAGACGCGTACTGCGGATTGTTTAAGTTAGAAAATGAACTAGCGCCCCGACGGTATACAGCCTTGAGCATGTCAACAGATGCTTTGCGACCATTTGGTGCAACATTATTGTGCTCGTCTACTTTGCTACTAAGTGTTGACTCTGTTGCGTCACTAAACTGCATCATGCGTGGCTCGTTCATATCTTCGTCCATGTCATCTGCTTGATACATTTCTACTTCGATAGGCATAGTGCGCTCAACGCGAGTTACACTCGATGTTTCAATTTTTGGCTTATCATCAGCGCCAAGAGTTGTTGACAACTGCCATGCCCATTTTTTATGAGCATCAAGTCGTCCAGCAATGAAGTCTGCAATACCTTGCTCGTTGACTGCTACAGCAACTGAGAACGCTACATTAAGCGAAGACATAACTACTTCGTTAGCGTCACGAAGAGACGCTGTCATATCCATTGGATTGGAGCTTGTTACGTCTGACACGTTTACTCGTGACATACCGCAAATATCGTTAAGTGCTGAAGGAACATCGCAAGCAACCTTACGAATGCTCTCTGCTAGTGGATCAATTGAGCCATAAACATCTTCATAGATTGTTTGAAAGAAATCATGGAACTGCGAGAACTCTGGACCTTTTACATTCCAATGAAACGCATGAGTGCGATAGTACATAGTAAACACGTCTGAGAACGACTGCAGAAGAGCTGCTTCAAGTGGATTTTCTCCGCCTGCTTGATTTAGTTGGCTATTAGTCTGCATTACTGCTCCTCTGTATCTGTAGGCGCGCTGGCTTCTGGCTCTGCGGGAGCAGGTGGTGCACCTACGCCGCCTTGCGCATTCTTAAGAATTTGTTGAACCTCTGGTGGAATTGGTGCAACGCTAGTCGCTTGCTGAGCTTGTGTTGCTCCGTTAATTACATCTGGTGCAATCAACTTCAACATAGACTCCGTAAGCTCTGGCGAGATGACACCCTTTTCAAACATAAGTCGCAAAGCGATTTCGTTTGGTGTTGGTGCATCGTGTTCGTTAAATCCATGAGCACGGCGCCATGTATCAAATGAAACTGCCATGCGGTCGAAACCAGAGTCAGCATCTGCAGCTCTGTCATTACGTGTTGCAACTTGACTTGGATCGTACCAGATAACCAAACGCTCAACGTCAGTTGCAGTAAATCCGTTTGCAATCAAGTAAGGGCGCAAATAGACAACCGTGAGTGCGTCTGCAATAAGAAGCATCAATGGTTCAATATGCGCCTTGTAGAGTGATTCGTCAATCTGCAATGCATTTGAGTACTTAACATTCGCAAGACCTGTGACGATGTCTTTTGGAACATCGAGACCTTGAAGAATTCTCTCAAGAACACGGTCAGCACGTTGTGCAAGTGCAGGGTCAAATGAACGCTCGAACTTGAACTGCTTGATCTTGTCACCAAGTTCTGCAGGTCCACGAATGATCAAAGGAACAACTGCTGATGCAGAGTCTTCGTCACGAATAGGAGTAGTCATTGCATCAATGAGTTGATCTTCGAATTCATCTGCTGCTTCTTCTGGAGTAAGTCCAGGATTTAAGTCAGACGATTCATCGTATGGATAATCAGGATCAGCTGAAGCTGCAACTGATAGACCGTCAGGAAGATAGAGCGCACCAGCGTTCAAGCGGGAACGCGCCGTCGCACGGAATGTGCGATTCAGAAGGAGAAGCTCGGCACATAGGTCGAGCAATCCACGAAGTGACGAATCAGCTTCATCTGAAAATCTTGGGTGTGCGCGCCAGATGCGACCAACGAATGCATTCCCTGGAAGAGAAAGAATTCCCTTACCGCTTCGTGCACCTTCAGGTCCAGCAAGGTCGCGACGACCAGCAATTGTGTAGTTACCTTTTTGGTCAATCTGCACTTCGTCTGTAGAACGAATATCCCATGACTCTTGAATTCCAGATCCAGGTCGTGCTGGCATCTGCACTAAGTAGCATTCGCCAGAGACGCTGATGTTCAGCGCCGCGTCGCGAAGCATTCCTGCTTGGCCGCCATAGGCAGAATCTAATCTCGCAAGTGCACGCTCAGCGGCGCTTGCTAAACGCTGGTCAATGCTGTCTGTATTGCGAACAGCTACTGGTGTTTCAGCAGGGTTGTCAACAACAGCAGCATAAAGACGAATACGAGAAACAACAGATGCGACTAAGTTAAATGCGTACTTAACTTCGCCAATAGCGTCATAGTATTCCCAGGCTTCACCTTGCCAAGCACTAGAGCTTGCAGTACGGCGTGCTTTGAATTGGTCAGCTTCGCCTTTATCATTCAAGCGTACTTGAACGGCGGCAGCTGTAAGTCCACGGGGCGCAGAGTACGGCAACGACTGAGCAGTGTTGTAGTTGCTAGGAAAGATAACGCTATCCAATGCAGACGCTGGTCTGCTCTTCGGAGTAGTTCTTCCTGTTGGCTCTCGGCGGAAAACGCCCACTATTTCTCCTCAATGTCGTTGCAACGGAACATGTTGATCATTTTATATCAATTACGATTGATCTACAAGTGCGGTTAGTAAGCCAACCACGGAGGAAATTGCAAACATGCAACATACTCCGAAGGTGAAGCTAGTAGCAATTGTATACATAACTACAATAAGTGATGATACCCAAATGCTTGTGCACCAGTCGCAGGTGATGATGTACCCAACACCGTTACCAGATGGCGGGTACTTATTCCAGATTTTTTCGCGAAGTGGATTAAAAATCACGTCTCGAGTCACAAGTCGTGTAATTCTAAAAGCTGCGAATGCGAGTATAGCAAACTGCAGCACGGTCATATCAGTAGTCATTCTGTTTGGTCCTTCGTTGAGTAAACTGTGTTGTATGGGTTCCAGGCACGGAGTTTACTTCCACAACCGCAACCGTCATCACTCTTAAACAGAATGAGTTTGCCCGTGTCGGTAATAATCCGTGACTCTAGATCTTTTCTTTTGCCAACAAGCGTTATATTCTCTGGCTGGTATTTATCGCGGAAGATAAGGACTGGTCCTGTATGAGAGTCTGCTGCTACGAAAACAGTATCTTCTGTGACAACAATGCGAACGGACTCTACTATTCTTGTAGCGTTACTACTGAGAACTGGCGTCTTGTCTGCGTCGTCGCTAAATGAAAAGTCTGCGGAAACGCGAACTCGAGCGGGAAATAGATCATGTATTATTCTCATAGCCTATCTTCCCAGGCGGCGAGCCATAGCTCTATATGTGACACCAGCGGCTAGGCATAGTTCTCGAATTGAAACGCCTTTAGCATATTGCTCTTTAGCTATACTGGTGAGTTCGTCGTTTGCTTCTTTATATATGCCATTGGGGTTGGCCTTTGCTCTATATCGCCGTGCAATTGGTGCGATCTTTGCAATGCGGTTATGAACAGTCTTTGAAAGAACAGGTGCTTCTGTATCATACATTCTATACGCCCGAGCCTGGGTTTTGGTCTGGTCTGAATTTTCAGCCGTAGGTAAGTGTATAGAAGAAGAAGAAGAGGAGGAAGAGGAAGAGGAAAAAGAAGGAGGGGGAGGAGGAGGGAGGGTGTTTGTTCGGGGCGGGGCTGTTACCCATGAATGTATAGTTGAGCGCTGCTTTGGCGGATTGAACGCGTTCCCGATTGCCGCGAGGGTCCAGCCTGCCTGATGTAACTGCTGTACACGAGACATGCAATCTAGCTTAGACAGCTCTTGCAGAAAAAGCCGCTCCTCAGGAGGTATTACTTGCTTTATTTTTGACACAGCGTTACCATATCACCTAATGTACAATTTCAGGGCCTGGAGGTTCAATTTTTTTATAACGCCTAAAGTCAATCCCAGAGTCTTTTACGTATTTTTCGTACAGTTCTTTATTAGGGGCCCCGGCAAAACCAAATCTTTCGCCACGCAGATACTCAAAAGAGAGGTTGCTTTTCCAGCGCTCTTTACTGTCATGCACATGTGAGGTAAGGCGCGCTTGAAGACTTGTCGGAAATACGTCAGACTGGAAATCACCGTTAGGTAGATTCTTTGAAAGAGTCGAAGTTACAGCCGTGTCACTGCTAAAGAATCTGTATCCACGTGTGTATGCACGTAGCGCGAATAACTCTTGCTCTGGAAGGTACATCGTAAATGGCTCATACGACACGTCGTAGATGATACTGCTCGACGTAAAAACTCCCGCACTAGCGTTCATAGTGTAGTGCTCTTGGAACTTGTCAAGGAATCGCGGCTCAGATGCTCTTGAATCGTCGTGCACCGCATCACCGTTATCATTTACAGTAAACGGCATACCAGCTGTGTAATTGTTGCGATCGTCGACAAGATAGAATGACAGTCTGTGCGTATTGCCTGGCTCATACGCATGAAGTTCGTGCCAGTACTGCGATGTCGCTATTACTGGCTTTTCAACGTGAGACGCGAGCAAGTCGTAGTCATCACGCATAATAGTGTCCCAGCCTGGTACAAAGAAGTTGTGCGCATCTATCTGCATGTAGTACTCTTCATTTTCGTGAAGAAGAGATGCATTTAAGCGGCTAATACTGACGCCTGGCGGAAGATGATATACGGCGCTAGTGACGCGCACATTTTTGAACCTTGAAAGATCCTCAAACTTGTTGGGCGCGCTCTTTTGATTGTGGATCCCAAAGAAAACACGGGCAGGGTCATCAGCCTTCTCATACGCATCTTCTACGGTAGCCTCAAGGAACGGCTCATCATACGCCGGCACCCCAACAAAAATCTTGCCGTTACGCGGTATATTGCTACTGCTCACGGTACACGCTTGTAAGACTTGACTTGTCTTTTTAATTCATCATCCTTAAGGACGGCGAGAAACTCGCGTTCTGACTGAGGAAGAACTTGAGCTACTTTCACTCTGACACTGTATCATAAAGTACGGCACCTCGCGTGCATGTACGAGAAGGACGCCTGAACATTATTGTACAAAGAGGAAGTTGTTGTACCTTAAGGTTTAGAGCTTCTTGTGTTCTGTACAGAATCGGGGGAATAGTACATTATGACTAGTGGATTTGACCCGCAAGAAGGAGGTTGTTAGTAGAGCACTTTTTGCGAAGTGTTTCCACTAGTTACCAGTGAGTAACAAAAAAAGTTACCGCCGGGTAACCAATCAAGTTACCGACGAGTAACAACGTCTCTCTCTGTGTGACAAAGAAGGCGCAGGAGCTATGCGATGTGCGTGTATTCATTGAGCACTTGTGCGTGTGCGAGAGAGCTTTTGAGAGCTCGATGTGCGTGCTTGAGCGTGTGAGTGTGTGTTGTTGTTCTAGGTGTGAAGCTGTGTGTGATTAACATGTACTTGATGTGTGCACGACGTGTACTCAATGCGTGCGCAGTGTGTAGGCACTTAGTGATAGTGAGCGTGCGTTTTCTGCGTCAGTGCGCTGGCAGTGAATAGTTGTACACTTTAGTACGCTGGTGCTCTCCAGGAGCTTCTGGGTATGTGCTCAGTGACATACACAATTGCTATGCGTGTGTGTGTCTGGCATAGTGCATAATAAATATGCAGGAAGGCACATGCTACTCAGGTAGCAAATGTGCTTTAGCTTTTTCGGAAGATATTTGTTGAAGTACGAGTGCAGTGTGTTCAGAGAACTACAGTGCAATATGGGTCACCCGCAAAGATCGCTTCAAGAGTCTCCGCATTCATGTAACCCGCACCCTTGAGATTCTTGTCTGCTTGAAATTCAGCAACCGCACCAAGCGTGAGATCTCCGTACCAGCCATCTTTATCTGCATCAGCATTGTGATACCCGAGCACCGCAAGGCGACGCTGCAGATGATGAACAGAGAGTGACTTACGTGCGTATGAGTTTCGGTACACACATGCAGATAAGAGCACTTCATCTTTATCCGCACCACTAACAACCGCACTGCGCTCCGCACGCACTGGTACTACTTCAGCAATTACTTCAGCAATGACTTCAGCAACTACTTCCTGTGTCACTACTTCTTCAGCAGGGGCTTCAATTTCTGTTGCCGCATTGATATCTTCTGGTGTGTGCTCTGTGTTCATGGGTCCTACTTTATCTATAGTTTGTAAGTGTGATTGCAGCGTGCCGCATCACTTTGGTAAGAACAATCGTGCGCCACTGCTTTTACCTGTGCCGCTATTGCCACCGCGAAATGCCGGAAGTCTTCTAGCCGCAGGCGACTTCGCTGTGATTGTACCGCCAGTGAATCCTTCAGGTGGCTTGATCATAAGAGCCGTAAGCGCATGCACCATCGCGTCAACACGGTCCGGAGACTTGCCTTCACCAGGAATCCATGAACACATCTGCGACTCGAGATCAGGTAAGTAGTTGATGTGATGAACACGACCCTGATCGTACGCCATTGAGATTGGCTCTGCCCGCAAAGCTTTGCCGTACTTTGAGTGAACCTCTAGCACCTTCACTGAAGGATCAATTGTGTTGATCGCGTTGCGCACAAGAGCACCGCCTTGGTTCACTTCACACACAACCGGACATCCCCACTTACGCGCCATTGCAACAACCGTATTAGCCCACACTTCAGGTGAGCCAAGAATCGACGCGTCTTCGAGAATCCATGCTTGTCGTTTGTAGAGATCTCGTTCACCTGAAGATGCACATACAACAATGCCGCACTCATCTCCTGGTCGCTCAGCAACAGACGGGTCAACACCAATACAACGAAGTGACACACCATGTGGCATCACTGTCTGTCGTCCTGCGTCAATAGATTCAATTGTCCACAGAGCACCTTCAACATCACTCAGCATCTCGCCATAGAGTTCCTGTGCAGCCAAACGTGTTCCCGCATACACACCAGTGATCGCGTCAAGATAAGTCTCTGACAGGTTACCTGAGTTGTCAAGTGTTGATCCACGAGAGATGATCACACGCCCAGTCTTCACTGACTCATTGATTAAGTTGTAGAGAACCGGCACACGCTTTGGAGTTGTTGTGCAGATAATCTGAGGATTGTTTCCGAGACGAGTTGCGACACGTAAGTTGTCCCATGATGTCATACCCGCAGCGTCAGGTGATTGACGCCACGCAGCAATCTCGTCTGCCCAAGCGTGAGTGAACTGCGGGCCTCGAAGCCCATCAGGCTCATCAGCAGTGAAGCATGTTGCTGTGTTGCCGTTCGGCCAAGTCAGTCGTCGCTTTGATGGCTCATAGAGTGGCCGCTCACTCGGTGGTGAAACAGAGATGATGCCTGACTCGCCTTCAACAATAACGTCACGAACGTCAGCCGCAGTACGTGCAACAAGAGCAAAGCGCAATTGACCATGCGAAGTGTCTTTGGCTTTGTCTCTCACCCACTCAGCAGCGCTTCGAGTCTTGCCTGCACCTCGACCCGCAAGGTACATCCAAATTGCCCAGTCATCATTAGCAGGAGGAAGTTGTTCAGGGCGTGCCCAGAACTTCCAGTCCCAAGCAAGCGCATCCATATCGACACCCGCAAGCACTGCGTTGCGTTCATCCTCTGGCATCTCCGCGATGACCTGTGCAAGACTTTTACCCATGCGGCTATACTACACCGCGATGGTGCGCCATGCGTCTACGGTAGGTTGATGATTTGACCGCGATTGAAAGTGCTGCCGTACACTTTGACGATTGCGTCTGTTGCCGAACGCACATCGCCTGTGCAATACTTTTCAGCAATGGCCCAAGCCGAGTCGCCTTCACCAACGACAATTGTTGTACCGGGATTCACGCAAGTGAACTGTGACTGAACTTCATATAACTTTGCGATCATCAGCGCCGCAATCCAAATTGCGAAGAGTCCGAGTGCGTATTTAGTTGCTGTGCGTATGTGTTTGTGTGTGAACATGTTGTGTCCTTTTGTTTGGGGTCTCCACCCTCACAACACACCACGTAAGCGATGTGCTCTGAGGACGTGCTCCCCCGAAGGGGAGCAGTCCCACTCGATCAGACCGAGTAAGCGATCACGTATCCGCGATCAACCTTTGCGTTGAGCTTCTCGTAAGCCGCGCTGATTGCTGACTGGTGACTGCTGAAGTGGCGAACGCTTGTTTGGCGTTGTGCTTTTTCTGCCATGCCCCATGAGCAGGTGAGTGTGTTGTTGATCACGTGGATCTCGTACACTTTTTTCTTTCCTGCTTGTCCTCGTCCCATTGGCCCAATGTCTGATCCTTTGAGGAGTGCCCATTTGCGTGCATTCATAATTTTGTCCTTTTCGTCGTTACCAGCGTTGTGCTGATAACTACACTATAACATCTTTAGAATCTCAAACAGAGCTCCGCCAGGAGGCCCTGATTCTTAGGACCGCTATCCTGCTTTCAGGCCAGCCACTGCCCAGATATATAGCATCACATGGTGTCAACCGCCAGAACCGCTCCTGGTGATTGTGGTGATAGCACCCGCAGGGTGGCCGGGCCCTGTTTCCAGGACCCGAACCCCGTGGTTACTTCTTGTAGAGGTAGCCGCCGTAGACGTCGAAGCGCTCTTTGAGGAGAGCGAGTGAGTCCTCGTCGAGCAAGTTGTAGCGAGCTCCGTTGAGTGCTGGAGCTTTCCACCCTGCTGCTTTGTAGACATCGCCTGTGAGGGCGTCCACGAAGCTGTGAACCGAAGTGCGTGATCCACCTTCAGGATCGCGACCTTGCACGACCTTGATGTATTTCTGGCCACCGGCAATCCAGAAGAGATCCGCTTCAAGCATTGGGTAATGCTCTGCATTATGCTTTGCTGAAGCCTCATTCATAAAGGTGATGTATTCTGCAATGGCTTGGCGAACCAAGACCTTCTGCTCTAGTTTGGTGAGTGTTTCCACGATTGTGTCCTTTCGTCTTATCAAGCGTTTGCTTGATAAGTACACTATAACATCTTTAGAAACAGCACTCGGCCCAGCCTGAGTACGACGAAGAACTCAGACTGGGCGAGTAGACCAAAGTGGTGTCTTCGCGTGTCCGCCAGTTTCACCACCGCTATAGGGCTGAGTGAGTAACTTTGACACCGCCCAGCGCGATGAGGTTTTACGGCGTTACTCGACCGTTAAAGATTAGAACTCGAGAGGAGCGTTAGCTGTGGGGAGATCCCACGCTTTGCGCCACATATTTGCAATGACTTGAGCGTGCGAGTCAGATATTGCCGGCATTTCAAAGATATGTGAGTCTGATGAGTCACCTGTTGGCGAAGCGACCCAGATTTGAACTGTGCTGCCGAGTGTGAGAACCGCGATGACGGCACCCTTCATTGTGATTGTGTCCATGTGAATATGTCCTTTTGTTTGTACCAGCGTGCTTGCTGATAAGTACACTATAACATCTTTAGTTTTCAGGAATGAGCTGGCCATTGACCCAGTTTCGAGGAAGCTCGAACCCGCAGTCGCAATGCCACCACTCACCAGCGGCAAGGTTTGGGACTTCCATTTCTTTGACGCAGCTCCAGCATGAGACCTTTCGCAAGCGACGCTGACCGCGTGGCTTGTAGCCATCGTCATGCTTTTCCATGTAGTGATCCAGTTTGTCATTTATTTTTACAAACATCTCTCCGCATACATAGCATTCATGCTTAGCTACAGGCACAACGCCGCCAAGATAGCGCAAGCAAGCACTGTACCAAGCACTAGTGTTGCTTTGTCGTGCGAGTCTAAGTTACTTGGCCGCATATCGATTACGCGCATTAGCGTCTTCGACTTGGTGCATTGCTGACCACACGTCCATGCAGGCGTCGTGATAGATATCACCGCGTGTGATTGTTACTCGGCTTTTAAAGTTGGTGTAATCCAAAGTTTCAATCTGCATCTCAGCCCACTCCATGAATTGAAGATCAGTGACCGTAACTCGGTAAGGATAATCTCCTCCCGGTGTGTGATCAATTGATGCTGACGCCATATCCGCAAGATCTTCGAGAGACTCAGAGTCTCGTCCGCGAACCATTAGTTTTGTTTTGTCGTCGCGATGTCGCACAGCGCTGACGAATCCTGTTTGGGTGAATACCCACATATTGTTTTTCCTTTTGTCTTTTTGTCTTTTTGTTGTGAGTACGAGAACTTAGTCGTTGTCCCAGTCTTCGTACTCATCGTCGCCGAGTAAGTCCCGCATAAAGCGTTCATTAGAATCGGCATCGATCTTTGCGGCTTTGCGCAATTCGCGCTTGTCGTCTTCGATTGTTGTTGGTCCGCCCGCAATGCGAAGGAACTCTGGCACGCTCATCGTGGAAGATTTACGTTGTCAGGAACATCAGCGATGTCAACTTCAACTGAGATTGCATTGCCGTATTCTTCCATCATTGAACGGAGATACGCCTGCTTGTATGTTTCATAGACATACGCAGTGAGCTCATCGCCCTGTGCATTTGTTGTTGTGATCTTGAAGATCTTTTGATCAGCCATTATGGCCTCCTTGTTTCGTAGTTAATTGTAACATCTTTAGTACCCGAACTTCTTCCGGCACTCTGGTCCAAGCTGAAGCTCACGTGATGTGGGATCAGTCAACTCAGCTCCGCATGATCCGCAGCAAGCGTAGTGCTCACCGAAGATCTTGGTGTACTTGTAAGCGTCCTTTGAGATGATCTCAACGATTGCTTTTACACTCTTGACGCTGAGCTTGCTCCTGTTGAAGCGGCCAGGCGCGCCATGAAGTTGACGCATGTAGAGTGTTTGCATGTATTCCTTGATCTCGATGAAGACCAAGTCGCCAGTGAATTTGTCATCGGCTTCGCTGAATTCAAGTTCTGCGACTGGGACTGCGTACTTTGACTTTGGAATCGTTGAAAGAATACTTGAGAGTCCGCTCTTCGACTTGGCTACTTTTGCGCGCTTGATCAGCGTATCGATGATCATGCTTGCGTTGTGCTTGTCAAGTCCGCATTCGATGATCTCTGCAAAGAGCTCCATCTCATCAGGAGTAACTTCGCGAGTGGCCATGAGGTCGTTCACGAAAGAGATTTGTTTGTCGCTGGCTGGAATAAGTGTCGTTGTCATGTATAGTACTATAACATCTTTAGTTTTTCAGCCGGCGAGAACTGCTGGGTCAGTAGTTCCTAGGGCTCAGGATAGCTAGAGTAATACCTGCGAGCCCGCAAGCGAGGGTTATGTCCGTACTCCAGCCCACAACTGCGGATCCGACAGCCAGTCCAGCCATCAGACCCGCAGAGACTGCAGGCCAAACAATACCCCGAGTCATTCTCGAGAACTGGTTTGGCTTAGGCATTAGGCCTGTGCTTTGCGAGTGCGACCCTTGAGTCGATCTGAAGCGTTACGAATTGGTGTGCCACTTGCGACAATTGCTTTACGAGCCTTGGCGTAAGTAGTGCTGCTTGCTACGGCGATTTCGTAGACAGTCTTACCTTCGGTGTACATCTGAGCCGCAAGCTGCGGTGTTAATTCTGATGTTGTCATTTTGTTCTCCTGTTATGTAGTTTGGTTTGTGGTTTCTTGAGCGTGACCGCTCGAGATCTAATTATATCTACTGTTCTTCCAATCTTCTTGATCCTTCGGAAATAAAGTACCAAGAAGAGTACTTAGCTCTTCGCCTTTTGCTCTACGTCGGCGCGCAAAGAACTTATCGATTGCGGGGAATACCGCAGTGCCAACAACGACCGCAGTCAAGAAGATCTTTATTTTACTTCTCAACGGGAACCATATTCACTGACGTTGTCGTGTGCGACTTTGGATTGTTGCATGTTGGCGGCTGGCTTACACTAATGTAGAGTGTCAGCGTGTTTGAGCACTTAGGGCACTTCCAAAGCTGCTTGAACTTTGGCGCTTTCTCTGATTGTCCTTGTTCGTCTGCCATAACTTTCCTTCGTTAGTTGTTCGTGGTGAATGACAATAACACATCCGCTCACAGAGAACCTTCACCCTTTACTTCTTTCTTTCTCGAACGCCGCATCTTTCTGCGCTCGTTCATTGTCTTGCCGCCCCAGACTCCAAACTCGTCCGCTTTGATTGCGTACTCGAGACACTCATCAATAACAGGACATGTTGAGCACAGCTTTTTTGCTTTGCCAACTTGCGTTCGCTTCATGTCATCAAAGAAAAATTCTGGCTTTCCAATGCATGCTGCGAGTGTTTGCCACTTTGGTCGATCTTCTATCATTGGTTCCTCGATGTTATTTGAGCGATCTTTACTGCGCACCAGATTGAAGTGATACCCGCAGGGATAGCAAGAACTGTGATCGCTGTTAGTACAACGTATGCCGCAAGCAACATTGTTGCTACTAGTCTAAACAT